GACGCTAACATCAACACTTTATGGAGGTAAAACTATGAAAAAGAGATTTTTCAATCTTCAGCTTTTTGACACCGACGCCCAGATCATCGACCGCTCGGGCGCGGAGGCTCTGATCCCCGAGGACAGGGCCAAAGAGATCATCCAGGGAGCCATTGAGCAGTCTGCTGTCCTCTCGGTCGGTCGCCGTCTGGCAGACATGACCACCGCCCAGAACAAGCTCCCCGTCCTGGACTCCCTGCCGATCGCCTACTTTGTGAACGGCGACACCGGCGCGAAGAAGACCACCAAGCAGGCATGGGACAAGAAGGTCATCTACGCCGAGGAGATCGCGGTCATCGTGCCCATTCCCGAGGCAGTCCTGGACGACGCTGACTACGACATCTGGGGCGAGGTGAAGCCCAGGGTGCAGGAGGCCTTCGGCAAGGTCATCGACGCGGCCATCCTCTTCGGAGACGGCAAGCCGACCAACTGGCGCGACGGCCTGGTGCCTTCTGCGAAGACTGCGGGCGCTTCCGTGGTCATGGGCAACGACCTTTTCACCGACCTGCTCGGTGAGGGTGGCGTCATCTCCAAGGTGGAGGAGTCCGGCTTCTTCGTGAACGGCCACGTCGCTGACATCTCTCTGAGGGCCAAGCTGCGTGGACTGAAGGACCAGAACGATCGCCCGCTCTTCCTGAACTCCATGCAGCAGTCTGGCAATTACAGCCTGGACGGCTCTGCCATCTACTTCCCGCGTAACGGGGCCTTCGACAAGACTGAGGCGATGCTGATCTCTGGTGACTTCTCCCAGCTGGTCTACTCTATCCGCAAGGACATCACCTTCAAGCTCTTCACCGAGGGCGTGGTCCAGAACACGGACGGCACCATCGCCTACAACCTGATGCAGAATGACATGGTCGCGCTGCGGGCTGTCATGCGTCTGGGCTGGGAGATCCCGAACCCGATCAACTCCCTGGAGCAGGACAAGACCAAACGCTTCCCGTTTGCGGTCCTGGCTCCCGCTACTACGGGCACCACGCTGACTGTTACGTCTGCTGCAGGCACTAACAGCGGCGACACCAAGATCACCGTGAGCCCGGCGCTCTCTGACGGCAACAGCTACAAGTACAAGACCGGCCCCAGCGTCACCAAGCCCGCCATCGGTGCGATCTGCAAGAGCGGCTACACGGCATGGGACGGCTCCGCTGACATCGCCGCAAAGACCGGCGACAAGATCGTGATCGTGGAGGTTGACAGCACCAGCAAGTGCGAGAAGACCGGCGACGCGACCGTCACGGCCAAGGCCTAAGAGGGGGTGATGGCTGATGTACGTTTCTTATGAGTTTTACACTGAGACCTTCGGGACCCTGATCCCGGAGAAGGACTTCCCCAGGGTCGAGGCTGAGGCAGAGGCGGCCATCAGCTACCTTACCTATGTCAACGGCGACATCTTTGCCAAAGAGGACAGCCGCGTGAAGCTCGCGGTGTGCGCTGCGGCGGAGGTCGTCTACAACAGCAAACAAAGCAACGGCGCCAGCGGGTCCGCTGGTGTAAAGAGCGAGAGCAATGACGGCTACTCTGTCACCTATGTGACTGAGGCCCAGGACGGTCAGACCGCTGAGGCGGCTCTTCGGAAGAAGATCGCCGAGGCGGTCAGGCTTTACCTGCTGCCGACCGGCTGGCTCAGCAGAAAGGTGGGGTGCTGTCATGTATGTGCAGGTTACGATCACAGTATTCAATAAGCGGCTGAGCGCTGACCGGCGTGAGGTTTATTTTCCGACCTGCATCTCCGGCGCCTCTTACTACGAGTCGAAAAGCTCCGGCCACTCCACGGATGGTGCCCACGCTGAAAGTCTGACCTACAAGCTCCGGATCCCGATTGACGCAAAGGTCCAGAACGACCGGATCCATGCAAACGAGAGGGCCTTCAAGGCTATGACAGAGGAGGAAGCCAGGCAACACTGGACGCTTCAGAAAGGCGACATTGTCCTGGCATGTGAAACCTCCCTAACGGATCCGATCGACGAGGCTGCTGTCAAGCAGCTGGCCGCCACTGAGTTCGTGGACGTCATCACGGTGAAGGAATACGCCGACAACACGATCCGCGGCTCAGCAGCGGTCAAGCACTGGCGGATAGGGGGCGAATAATATGGCATTTAAGCCGATCAGGAGCCCCAGAGGGGCCATCATCCAGGGAAGCAACGGCAGGGTCCAGCTGATCTGGAACAATGGCTGCGCGTCAAAGATGAACGCCGTCCTCAGCAAAAAACAGGAGATCATTGACAGCGAGGTGCTCCGGCGCTGCGCTCCACTGGTCCCGAAACGGACCGGCGCCCTGGAACGCTCCGGCACTCTGGGCACTGTCATCGGCTCCGGCGAGGTGCAGTATATCGCGCCATACGCCAGGGCCCAGTATTACAACACCAGCCAGACCCGGTCTTATGATCCAAGGCGCGGCGGCATGTGGTTTGAGCGCATGAAGACGGCCAACCGGGCGGCGCTCTTGCGATTGATCAACAGCAAATAAAGGAGGCCAAGCATGGTCAAGTCAATTATTGAGGGCGTGACTGCCTTCTTCCTGGACTGCCCTCTGCTGGCTGACGGAGTGTTCCGCGTGGACGCCCTGGGCGACCAGCCGCAAGAGTACACCATCGAGACCGGCATCTTCAACCCCGTGATCGAGACCTACATCGACGGCAGCTCAGACCGGCGCTACCAGTTCAACTTTGGCAGCCGCGAGTATTACGGAATGGACCGCCTCCAGAATATCGCGAACAGCTCCTTCTATGAGGACTTCGCGGCATGGGTGGAGGCCCAGAGCACAGCGGGCAACTTCCCGGAGCTCCCTGAGGGGATGCACCCGGAGCAGCTCGCTGTTTTGTCGTCTGGCTACATGTTCGACGAGTCGATGCAGAACGCCAGATACCAGATACAGATCGAACTCATTTATCACAAGGAGGCATAAGCGCATGAAAAAGAAAATTTTTGATCTTCAGCTCTTTGACGAGAGCCGCGCTGCCCTGCTCCGGAACGCCATCGCGGACTACGCCGAGATCGATGGCACCTACGAGCTCATGGGCACCGGCTTCACTACCCTGGACGAGAGTCCCGGGGCCCAGACCGACAGCGAGACCTATGTCAACGAGGTCACGGCCTCGACTGACATCACCGGCTACGAGACCGAGTTCTCCTACGAGTCCCGCCTGATCCCTTCCCAGAAAGCGATCTACAAGCTCTGGAAGATGGGGCGCGACCACGCCACCGGCGACGAGGCCCAGCTGAAATATGTCCGGGTGGAGCTCTTCAACCCGATCGGGACCCCGAGCGAGACATCGGCCGAATACACCGCCCGCCAGTTTACCGTGGCCAATGAGGTCAGCGATAACTCCGGAGCAGGTGGCGAGAAGATCAGCGTCTCTGGCACGCTTCACGCGGTCGGCGATCCCATTCAGGGCAAATTTGACACCGTGAGCAAAAAGTTCACGGCTGGCACTTTCGCTGGCAAATACGACGCTCCCGTCGTTTCCGGCAACTAAACAAGTAAACACTGGCTCCGTACTACTGGCCCGATGGGGCAGTGAGCGACCAGGCACCAGCAGGCGCAACGGTGCAGCCTGCTGGTGCTCTTTTTATAGCACCGACCAGAGGAGGACAACAGAATAATGGAATTGATTATTAACGACGTGAAACTCGAAGGCGATCTGATGGATGCGGACTTCATGGAGAAGTTTGAGCAGTCCATGATCAAAATGCGCGACACGGCTCAGGCCAAAAAGCGCGAGAACTTCCCGACCGCTGCGGCCAATTACCGCGCCCAGTGTGAAGTGGTCAATGTGTGCTTCGACGAGATCTTCGGATCCGGAACGGCCGACAGGCTCTTCCACGGCAAGATGAACGTCATGGAGCACCTGAAGGCCATCGAGAAGGTCAGCGAGTGGGCTGCCAGCGAGAGGAAGACTCTCAACGACTTCACCAACCGCTACACCCAGCGCCAGCAGGCCGCCACCCGGCAGATGCAGACCGCGCAGTTCGTCTCCCAGCAGCACGGTCACGGCAAGGGTAAAAGGCACTGAACCTTCTGATCGACGGCCTGCCCGAAGAGGTCGAGATCGCGGGCCAGATGGTCCCGATCACTACCGACTTTCGCACGGGGATCCTTTTCGAGGAAGTCCTGCAAGACGGTCAGCTCGACGATCTGGAAAAGCTCCGGACCGCGCTGGACCTCTATTTTCCGGGCACCGTTTTTGATGGCAGCGTACTCGACGAGGCGATCAATCAAATGATCTGGTTTTATCGTTGCGGCGCGGATCCCGCTGAGACGACGGAGGCTGACGCCACGGACAGCGACAAAGACCCGCCCTTTTCTTACGAGTATGACGCCGACTATATTTACTCCGCGTTTATGCAGGCCTACGGCCTGGACCTGGCGCGACACCCCCTCCACTGGTGGCAGTTTCGAGCGCTTTTTCGATCGCTCCCTGAAGAGACTCAGCTGGTCAAGATCATCGGCTACCGCACGATGAAGATCCCGGCAAAAGCGTCCAAGGAGCAACGGCAGCACTATGAGCACCTGAAGCGCGTCTATGCGCTCCCTCAGTCGGCTGACCGGCAGCAGCTCGAAAGTGACCTGAACTCTCTACTCATGAACGGCGGCAACCCTGCCGCCCTTTTAGCAGGAGGAGAAGGTCATGGCATCAGACGGGACGCTGAAATTTGATACAAGCCTGGACACTGGCGGTCTACAGTCAGGTATGGGCAAGGTCGCAAGCGTCGCCCAGCAAGCGCTGGGCGTGTTTACCGGCCAGATGATGACCAGAGCGGTTGATGCTCTGGCCAACCTCGGAAAGTCTGCCCTCGACAGTGTGGGGCAGCTGGAGCAGAACGTCGGAGGCGTGGAGACGCTCTTCGGCGATGCAGCTGACGCGGTCATCGCGTCGGCGGATCGTGCCTACCAAACGGCGGGCATGTCCGCCAACGACTACATGA